AATTGTAATGGAACTTTTAATATATATGATGGTTTCGTCGTTCTGTCATATGTAGTTAATTCTGATACATTACCTATCATTCTGTCATAATGTGTTTCTTGTAATTTTTTACCCATCAGTTCATGCCATATATCCAACCATTGACCATAATGTTTATCTATTTTATTTCCACCAATTGAGAATTCAATATAATCAATAATAGAATGACCTAACTTATCAACCCAAGCAAATTTATAATTGGTTTCATATGCTTCAATTAATTGTTGATTAACTGCATATAACCTGTCACTATATTTCTTATCTAATTTAACACAATTTTGAATAAAAAAATTAATAATATTCATCGTTATATCTTTATCTACAGAACTTGGAGTTGAATCTTCAGACCAATAACTTTGGACACTTTCTAAACTAATATTTCCGAATGAGACGGAACCTGTATTACTGGTCATGTTTTCATATCGATACAATATTCCTCCATTTTGAATAATATATTCATACTCACTGTGATATTCATCTGCTATCAATTGTTTAAATTCAGTTGAGTTATAATTAGAAAATGCTGATGTTATGACTTCAATCATTTCAGCTGAATAAGTAATGTTGTTAGATTCCCATAAATCATATGCTTCACGATATGCTGTTAGGTTAACAGATAAGAAAGATTTAAGTAAATTATAATTATATAATTGTTTATTTTTTTCATCTGTTAGGTCATTAATATTTTGTTGATCAACTGTTCTTGAATAAGAAAATTCTGGAATATTCATAACTAAATATGTGTTATAAATCAAATCACCAACTTTTGGTAAAACCACATTACTTGTTTGTCCAAAACCTGTATTATCATCAAAATTAATATTAACTGCTTCTAAAGCAAAATTTGTGTGACGACGATAAACGACTTTAAAGAAAGTTATTTCGGGATTTCCTGTTAAAAATAAATCCTGACTACCATATGCGGTTATTTGTAATAAACCACCTGCCATTATAAATATAACATATACAAAAACTTAACTTGTCAATACTCACATAACACGTTAATTTTTTATAAAATAATTATATATGTTTAAACAAATTCGTTATCGCAATGAAAAATATTGTATTATGACAGTATATTTCAAAAAACATAAAGTTCCAGTTTTATTGAATGTGTGTGATGAACAACTTGTCAAACAAGTCAGTGAAAAATGGAAATGTCATTCTTCAGGTATTGTATCATGTCTTTATGAATATAATGAGAACATGTATGAAATTAAATTGCATGAATTAATTATGTTATATCATCATCAAGATGAAAAAGAAAAATATCAGAACAAATCTGTTTTTCATATTAATAAAATGAAATTAGATAATCGAATTGAGAATTTGAGTTATGACAAGAAGAATGAAATAACTATTAAGAAGAAAAAAAGAATATTAAATCTACCAGAAGAAACTGATATATGTCCTGATGAAATACCGACATATGTTTGGTATAATAAACCTGACATGACACATGGAGAAAGGTTTGTTGTGAAAATTAAAGATATTTATTGGAAAACAACAAGTTCAAAAAAACTATCATTAAGATACAAACTTGAAGAAGCAAAAACATATTTAAGACAATTAAAAAAAACAACTCCTGAAGTGTTTAAAGAATATTCAATGAATGGGGATTATAGTAAAACAGGAGAACGATTATTAAATTCATTTTATAACATCATTGATAAAGCCAAATTTACGAGTATTAAGAAAATCATATTACCACAATTAACTAAAAAATATTTACAACATCATCAAATAAATAATTCAGATGAGAAGAAATTATTTAGGAATATTTTGAAGAATGAGAAAATAAGAAATATTAAATTACCAAAGAATATAAATAATTTACCTGAACACTGTTACTACAGACCAAAGACAAATAAAAGAGGAGAATATTTTTTAATTAGAAATCATCCTAAATATTCAAAGACTTGGACTTCATCAAGTTCAAAAAAACTATCTCTTGATGACAAATATAAACAACTTTTATTATTTTTGAATAGTTTAAATTAAAAATAATTGTTTTTAATAAATTATTGAACCGCGTTTGTTTTGTAAAGTAACACAGTATATAATTTGTTCAATAAATTAACTATTAAACAGAGATATAAAACACATATTTTGTCATGACATAACAAGTATAACATGCTACTTTTTGACATATTTATGAGTAGAAGATATGACACATGATTATTATTATATAATTTACATACGAACATAACAACGACAATTTAAATAATATAGCAAAATTTTTTCTATGCATAACATATACAATAATGGCTGGAGGTTTAATGCAACTCGTAGCGTATGGTGCACAAGATGTTTACCTAAAACAGTTGGGTAGAAAAACGACCGGCTTTGAGTAGATGGATAACTCAAAGAATAACCCGTTGCTGTTCCATTACTATATTTAGATATAGCAAGCACAGTCGTTAGTATATAACATATTTCATCCCTTTTGGATCAAAATGTGTTATATGCGACATTGTCAAATTCAGGCGAAGTCCGGAAAAAAATATGTAGTAAAATACATATGAATTGTTTGATACCAAGTCATAATGAGAAATCGTTATGATGGCTCAGAGAAGAGAACTGAGGTATGGTTCTTTTAGGTTTCTTTGAAATCTAAAGAATCAAAATATTTATTTTCCCACAAGGAAAATAAATATTTCGGTAACAAGTCAAACAATTTGAGAATTCAATATTGGATTTTCATCGGATTAGCGCTGAGCCAATTCTCCTAAAGTCTTATAAATGCTTGACCATGGAGAAGAGTCCAGAGACTAAATGGCAATGGTTCCGAGGGATTTAGCAAATCCTGATGACGAATTAAGATATAGTCCATCCCGATACGTAAGTATTGGGAGCACTGGTAATCCACAAATCACATTTTTCAAGGTGGTATATAGACGCCACACCAATTTTTCTATGGAATGTATTGAGCAGACCTTGACTGGTTCCCCTGACTTTGGTCGCAAAGTTTCGGTAACCATTCTTCGCAATGGTGATCTTGCAACCAAACTTTACCTTCGTGTAGTTCTTAACTCGGTTGTTGATGCATCATTTGCTGGTAAATTCGCATGGGTTCGCCGACTTGGACATGAACTCATCAACAACATTGATGTTGAGATTGGAGGTTCTCAGATTGATAAGCATTATGGAACATGGATGGATGTTTGGTATGAACTTACCCACACTTCAGAGCAAGAGCGCGGTTATAAGAAATGCATTGGTGATGTTCCCGAACTCACCCAACTTGTAAATGCACGCGCAGATGGAACGTTCAAAGACCCCTACACCATGTTTATTCCACTTCAATTCTGGTTCTGCCGAAACCCCGGCTTGTCATTACCTCTTATTGCGCTTCAATATCACGAAGTTCGCCTTAACATTGAGTTCAATCCTGCAAACAAACTCGGAGTGTTCACTGCTGGATTCAACACTCGCCTTCTTACCATGCAAGACGCTACTCTTCTTGTTGACTACATTTATCTTGATACTGAAGAGCGCAGACGCTTTGCACAGATTGGACACGAATACTTGATTGAGCAACTTCAATTCACTGGCACTGAGGCAGTTCCAACTTCAACCAGTGGTTCAACCACACAGAAGGTTAAACTTCAATTCAACCATCCTACTAAGGAACTCATTTGGGCGATGCAAGGCGGAAACTTCACAACTGGTCAAAGTTTCCTTGCATACACTCATCTTGATGACTGGACATCGGCACTTGATGACGCCGCACTTAACATGGCGACTGGTATGTTCATTGTTGCAACAACTGATCCAGCAGTTACACACACTGAACTTTGCGATGCTGGTGGCAGTTTCCCGACAAATGCCCTTGCAACCCATAACATCAACGTTGATGTTTCTGGCGCACTTGCAAGTGGTTATCACTTATATCTCCGCAAAGATGTTTTCACTGCCTCATCCAACAGATATAACCTTGGTGACAAGATAGACTTTGTTGCAATTACAATTAATGCAGATGGTGATGATATTTCAACCATTAAAGTTCTTGCACACACCATGTCAATTCGTGACATCAGTATTCCAGTTAGCACATGGACTGATGCACGCCTCAACAATGTTTCTGGAGTCAATCCAAATGATATAGTTGTTTATCAGTGGCACAACTTTGGTGTCTTGTTAGACGGCACCGGAAACCCAGTAAGTTATGCACTTATTCAACTGAATGGACATGACCGCTTTGACCAACGCGAGGGTTCATACTTCAACTATGTTCAACCCCTTCAACATCACACTCGCACACCATGCGATGGTATCAATGTTTATTCGTTTGCTCTTCACCCTGAGCAACATCAACCAACGGGCACTGCTAACTTGTCCCGTATTGATAGCACAATGCTTAACCTTACTCTTCTTGATCCAACACTTGTATCAGCACCCGAATACGCACCAAGCCTTAACTTCTTCACTACTGATACCAACTTGTATGTTTATGGATTCAATTATAATGTTTTAAGGATTATGAGTGGCATAAACGCCTCCTGTGCCAAACAAGAGACACCTTTATCAGATCCAGATTACTCTGATAAGGAAAAAGTGTGGAAGAATCTGGGGTCATTAAAGAATGATCTATATAATCTCTTAGTCCAACTGGGTTGGGCAACGTTTTCAAATTGCGGGAAACTCCTTAGAGCCTTCATTACTACTTCATTGAAGAAATTCATTGAAGGAACTCGGTTAATAGCCGAACCCAATAGTAAAAATATGAAGGATTGGACAATCCGCAGCCAAGCCTCGTCAGCAATGATGAGGAAGGTTCAGAGACTGGATGGAAACGGGTATCGTTTTGACGATGCTCAAGGTACAGTCCAACTTGCATGGAAACATGTGAGAACAGCCCTCTCGGGGGGGCCTCGCATATTCGAACTAAATTTAAGAAGCGTTACAAAAAAACAAATAAACATGACTTCTTTTTTTATAAACAAATTATTATGTATTTTTATGAAATACATAAATTTTAAATTATTTTTTTACAAATCCATCTGCACAACACTCTTTTTGGCGATATCTGTTTTGTCTAACACGATTTTGAAGTTTAACTTTTTCAGGGTTTTGTTCACGCATTTTTGTCTTATATTCTTTTTGTTGTTCCAATTTGTTTTTAGCAATATTTCTTTTACTTTCTTCCTCACACGCTTGACACCATTCTTTATTCATTGTAAGTTTTTGTGTTGTATTCAAATCATGTTCCATTTTAATATATTTTTCATCAACAAGTGTTAAAGAATAATTTCCAATTTTAAGTAGTCGTGTATTTTCCACTATTTGTTGGGCTTTTATGCGTCTTTGTAAATTATATTCTTTGGGTTTAAGTGAATCATTTATACCAAGAGCATTTTTATAAATACGATAATCAACTATTTTAAGTAGTTGTATTAAAAATGTTTTCATATCCAAATCTTGTTTTAGATGATCACACACGAAACAACATGGATAACAATTTCCGAAAATATATGGTAATTTATTATCGTATTGACATACGAAATTACATCTATCATCTGTTCTGGGAGTCCCACACAAATAGCAATGTCTTTGACGCATATCATTAAAATCATCTTTTCCTATCAAAAATAAATGATTTCCTTTGACATATTTTTCACAATATTTTGTAAATGAACATTTATCAGAACTTCCATAAAACAATTCTGGATAAAAATTAAATTCATTTACTATTTGAT